CTAGACTTGCCGATTAAGTCTTTGGGGCTATCATTCAGGGCTTGCATCCCTAAAATCTGCACTTTGGCGCAATGCCATTACCTTTCGTGGTTTGATAGCCCCACCCTTTTTGCTAACTCATTGATTTTAAACAAGAAAAAATATTTATTATAAATGCTTTCTTTTTTGTAATAGTTCAGGCAAAATTCTGTTATGGATTGAATAAATCCTAATTTTCACGAAAGGAAATTAAATGAAAAAATCTTTTATTAACGGTATTCAAGTTGCAATTCTTCGCCACTCTATCCTTGGCAAGCCTTGTGGCATTCGGGTGCGTGTTGAGTTAGCTGAAAAAACTGCTGGTTTAGAAACTTACAAAGTTTGGGCTGGTTTTTCTAAAACCGAGGAAAACTATCTCGGTGTTTTAACTTCTAATCATTTAGGCTAATCATGAAAAATATTCCAATGTGGCTTGAATGGATAGCAGTTGTAGTAATGGGCGTTTTATTTGCTTTTATGTTTTTTTATTAATCATCAATTAAGGAGTTAATCATGGGTTTAGATATGTATTTAAATGCTAAAAAATATATTAGCGAGCATTTAGAAAAAGAATTAAGCGATCAAATTAACAAAATTTCTATAAAAGGAAAATTTGGTCGAATTAATTATGTAACTTCTGAAGTTATATATTGGCGCAAAGCTAACGCTATTCACAATTGGTTTGTTGAAAATTGTCAAAACGGTATTGACGAATGTCAGGAAACTTACATAGAGCTGGAACAGCTTGAAGCATTGCGATTTGCTTGTACACAAGTAATTCAAAATCCCGAAAAATATGCGGAAGAATTATTGCCAACTTGCGATGGTTTCTTTTTTGGATCTACTGAAATGGATTCTTATTACATTGAAGATTTAGTGGCTACTCGGGAAGCATTAGATAGAATTCTTGACGATCCAGAAGCAAGAAAATGGGATTATTACTATCGTGCAAGCTGGTAAAGCTTAACTGACGAGCCTTTAATAGGCGAAACCCCTGCGGGGGTCTTAGGCAATTTAACTCACGAAAGGAATCAAAATGGCACACGAATTAACAATGGTAGGTGATAAAGCTGAAATGGCTTTTGTTGGCGAAACTCCTTGGCATGGTCTTGGTCAAGAACTGCAAGAAGGCGCTTCAATTGAAGAATGGCAAATAGCTGCTGGAATGGATTGGGAAATTTATTCCAGCCCAGTAGAATTTAATGGTAGTCCAATAAATATTAATGGAGCAATTCATGTATTTAAAGGACAGAATGTTTTATATCGTAGCGATACTAAAGCACCTTTATCTATCGTTTCTGATCGCTATAAAGTTGTTCAGCCAGCAGAAGTTTTAGAATTTTTTAGAGATTTAGTAGCTGATAATGGTTTTAAAATTCATACTGCTGGTACTTTAAAAGGTGGCAAAAAATTATGGGCATTAGCCGAAACAGGGAAATTTGGAGAGGTTTGCAAAAATGATGGAGTTGGTGGTTTTCTTTTGCTTTCTACTTCTTGTGATCGTTCCTTGCCTACAACTGCTCGTTTTACTACTGTTCGGGTGGTTTGTAATAACACATTGGGAATGGCTCTTTATAACCTTGATAATTGTGTATCTTTTAGCCATATTCAGCAGTTTGATCATGAAAAAATAAAACTGAAACTTAGTTCAGCAGTAAATTCTTTTGGTTCTTTTATGGAAATGGCTAAATTGTTGCAACGCAAAAATATGTCTAGCGCTGCTGCCGATAAATTTGTAAAAGATTTAATTTCCCCATATTGGCAAAACAAAGATTCAGGCAAAGTTATTGAAAATAATAGAACTTATAAAAAAATCATGGCTTTGTTTGATTCTGAAGCAAAAGGATCGGAATTAGTTGGGCATACAAAATGGGGAATGCTTAATGCTGTAACCGAGTATTACGATCACCATGTTCCTTCTAGAACTAATGATGCAAGGCTTAATAATGCTTGGTTTGGACATGGCGATAACATGAAAAACAAAGCTATTGAATTATTATTTGTTTAAATGTAATAGTGGTAATATATCCCCTATCTAACCAATAGGGGATTTTTTATGGAAAAAAAACCAAGTATTAATGCCGCAAACAAAGTTCATACTATTTTTAAACAATTTAATAAAAAATTGACTCTTGTCGATATACAAAATGAAACCAAACTTGAAGCCCCACAGGTATCTATGGCTCTTTGTTATTTAAGAAGGCAGCGATATTTAAGCAGGGAACAGATTACAAATCCTTCTAATAAAGGCAGAAGGAATATTTGGACTTATACCTATCATCCCGAAAGATTAGAGGCTGCTCAATGAAAATTGAACAATTGGATATTGAAAAATTAATCCCTTATGCAAACAATGCTAGAACACACGATGATGCCCAAGTAGCACAAATTGCAGCTTCTATTAGGGAATTTGGTTTTAATAATCCTGTTTTAATTGACGAACAAAGTACCATTATTGCTGGACATGGTCGTGTATTGGCTGCTCGTAAACTTGATTTACTTAAAGTTCCTTGTATTAGATTAAATCATTTATCCGATACACAAAGAAAAGCATATGTTTTAGCAGATAACAAAATCGCTTTAAATTCAGGTTGGGACGAACAATTATTAAAAATAGAGATAGAAAACCTTATTGAAAATGAATTTGATATTGATTTAACTGGTTTCGATCCATCTGAAATTCAATTTAAAGAAATAGATTATTCTATTTTGGACGATGCTAGTGATTCTATAAATGAACAAATAGATGATATGACTGCTGGTGTTCGCAAAGCTATTCAGATTGAATTTGAACCTCAAGACTATGCGGAAGCTCAAGAATTAGTAAAGTATTGGCGAGATGCTGGTGCTTATGTTGGATATATGTTGATGAATTTTTTAAGAGAAGAAAAGGAAAAATCAAATTAAAGTCGGATATAGAAGGGTTTCTGGAAAAATTGGTTTAACCAATAAAGAAAATGGTATTCGAGGTGCTTGGGTTGAAAAAAGAATTGCTCTTTTTAAAAACTTACAGCATTTTGATCATCAAATCCTTTGTTTTTCTGATTTTACTGAAATTACCGCAAAAAAAGGTTTTGTTTGTAATGAACAATATAAAACTTGTGATGTATTGATATTGGAATTTGGAGGAATTAATTTACAGTTTTATAAAAAATATTGGGATAAAACTTTAGAAATAATTAAAGCACATAAAGGAAGAATTATTTTTATTAATGATGATCCAGATTTGCCATTTTTATGGAATCTTTTGCCTTATGAAGATTGGTCTAGATGGACATTGGCTGTAAACGCAGCTAATCCAAATAAAGCTAAAACATTATTAAAATGTCCTAATGAAGTTCGTTCTGTAGATTTTCCTATGAATACAGGAATGCCTTTTGAAGAATTTTATGAAGGAAAAATAAACAAAATTGTTTATATCGGCAGACCTAATGGTAGAGCTAAATATTTTAAAGAATATTTAAAATCTAAAAATTTAGAAATTTCAGGCAAAAAAGAAGAATGGAAATCGTTTTCTTGCGATGTAATAGAAAACCCCCAACAAAGATTAAGAAAAATTTTTTATCAGCAATACAAAGGTTGTTTAGCTGTTTATGATGATAAACACAAAAATAGCGGTTGGAGGACAGGTAGAGCCTATCATGCTTTATATGCTGGTATTCCTGTTCTTGCCCCATCAGGAAATAAAGGTTTAAGCTGGTGTTTTGAAATTAAAAATTCTGAAGATATAGATAAATTTATTAATAAAAACCAAATTGAAAGAAAAAAAATTTGGGAAACACAAAAAAATTTTATAGAAAAACAAAAAAAAATTGACATTTTAAAATTATGATTGTTTCATATGACATTGATGGAGTATTAGCTAAACAGCCACCCCAAAGCCTTAAAAAATGGGGAAAAATGAATGGCGATGAAAGAAAAAAAAGAAAAGAATTTTTAAATTATTGGTATTTAAATGCAAGTAAATTAATTGAACCAAAAGAACCTATTTTTTATGCTATTTCTGCAAGAAAAAATGATGAGAAAGTATTAAAAATAACTAATTATTGGTTAAAAAAAAATTATCCAAATCGAGTAATAAGTTTTTTTTTACTTTCTAAATCTAGGTCTTTAGAAAATGTAATAGAATTTAAATCAAATGTAATAAAACATTTAAAAGTAGATCGGCATTATGAAGATAATAAAAAAGTTCTTAAAGGATTAAAAAAATCTCTCCCAGAGGTGGAATTTTATTTTTGGGAAATTGGAATGAACGAACCAATTTTATATATATGAAAATAATCGAATTAGTAAAAATTGAAAATAACATCAAAATAGGGGATCAATGTCCTTATATTGAACCAAATGTTGTTGAAGATACTATTTTTACAGTTAATAACATTCCAATTGGATTTTATTTAAAAAGTATTAGTGGTAAATTGTTGCAATATGTTGAAATTGCTAATGCGGAATTGCTTTCTGATCGTGTTCCAAAAACTTTAATGAATCGTGGACCGACTTTAAGTAAGGCTTTACAAAAAAAAATAACAGATGATGGCGGTACGGTAGAGCAACCTATACATCAATTTAGTACGATTATTGGCAGTTGCGCTGCAAAACCCCATATGAGGATGCCTTATCCAAGGCGATCAATGGTTCACGATAGCCCAAGTGCTCAGAACTTTATAAAAGCCATGCTATTGGCTTGTAAAGAGGCTGAAGATATTATTAAAGAGGTAACCCCAAACATATTTAACGATCAATTAAAAATTATTACGGAAAAAGTTCCTCCAGAATGGCGATTTGGTCGTTTGTTTACCAGTTCTATTAGTAATTTTAATATTGCAGCTAGTTACCATCGGGACGCTGGGAATTTAGAAGGTTGTTGTAATGTGATTATTGCTAAAAGAAGTCATGCAAAAGGGGGAAATACAACTGTTCCTGACTATGGGGCAACAGTTGATAGTAGGGATAACTCTATGCTCGTTTACCCTGCCTGGCGAAATGTTCATGGTGTAACTCCAATAATCCCTTTAAAAGAAGGTGGTTATCGTAATAGTTTAGTTTTTTACCCATTGAAAGCATTTAATAATTATTGGAAATGACCGATGAAGAACATAAACATCGCTGTGCTGTTCGGCAAATGTTGGCTTATCGGAAAGCATGGGGATTAAAAAAGTTTCAAATTTACATAAGAAGCGAAAGGACTATTAAATTATGGTTGACTCTACAAAAGGATTTTCTAAAACAGTGGGAGTTGAAAAATCGGGGGGAATTGGGCAGGTGGGAGAATTAATTGATGCCAAAACACTTCAAATTAAACTTAATAAAGCCTTAGAAGATGCCGATTATTGGCGTTTAATGTATGACAAAATGCTAAAGCATATTGAACACGAAAGCACTTACATCAGGCATTTAGAAAAACAACTTTGGGGTGGGCATACATTTTGAGCCAATGGCTAATCGCTACTATTGGGGTTGTTTACCTTTTTGTATCAGCGAGTTTATTTTTTGAAGGAAAAGCTGGATTAGCAATCGCTTTTTTAGGCTACAGTATTGGCAATGTTGGGCTATTTTTGGCAGCAAAGTAAATAAAATGAGGCAAAACTTCATACTATCACATAGATTAGCAAGAGCAAATGCCCTTAAAGCTGTCCAGGAAGCCCCAGAAGGCTATGCAGTAGAAGTTAAACCCCGAAGTCGCTCTCTAGAACAAAATGCGCTTCTACATACCTTAATTCAGCTAATAGCAAAAAAAGTAGTTTGGGCTGGATCGTATAGAGAAATCGATACTTGGAAAAGATTATTAACTGCAGCTTGGTTAAGGGCTAGAGGCGATCCAATACAAATGTTGCCTTCTATTGATGGATATGGAGTAGACATAGTTTTCCGTAAAACTTCAGATTTAACTGTAAATGAAATGACAGAATTGCTAGAATATGTACAAGCGTGGGCAATAGAACAGGGAATTGAACTATGACCAAAGACGAAAAACTACACTATGGCAAGCTGGCGAGGTTCGGTTGCGTATTATGTTTTCAGCAAGGATATGGCGAAGGCACACCAGCCGAGATTCATCACATAAGAACTAATGCTGGTTTAAGGAAAAATTCACCAGTAATACCTTTGTGCCGAGAACATCACAGGGGAGATACTGGTATCCATATGTTAGGGCGAGAAGGTTTTTATAATATGTATGGTATATCTGAGGATGATTTACTTGCTATTGCCAACGATGCGGTTAATTACAAGTGGGAAGCGTTTGATGGGGTTTATTTAGGGGTTCGATTGCAGTAATTAACCACAAGTTTTAATCCATACATCGGCTGTTTTTTGCATCACACAGCCATTAACCATTTGATTTTGTTTATATTCTTGAACCGTTACCTCTGATTGCTGGCAACCAGTAATAAACAGTAAAATTAAAAGTGCTTTCATAGTTCTAAAGGATCAAATCCTAGTTCGTGAGCAATCATTTTGCATCTGGTTCTCATAGCAGCCCCATGTGATGCCCATTTATCACCTTTTTGTCGATAGAATGACATATGAGCGACTTCATGGCAAAGCGTTGTGAGCATTGTGTAATAATGACCACAACGAGCCGATGAAATAGTAATGGTATGTTCGTAATCACCACCTGTATCGTACATATAAGTGCCAAGAACATCCGTATCATGAATTATCTGAAAGTCAATTTCATCTGGTAATGGTAGTTTCCATTTTGTAAATGGGTAACAACAGTACAAACTTGCGTAGGCATGACGAACAATCTCAGGATTTAATTTCATGCCATCATGCCTTTATACTTTATTTATACAGCCTCGGAACTCAAATTCATCTTCACCACATACCATAATCATCTCAGGCATCAACATTCTGCCATTCTCCCATGATAATAGTACAAAACCTGACCGCCAATCAGTTGGATTTGTTTCGGTATAATGTATGAATGCTTCAGAATGTGGATCAGCCAGGCAGCCAGTTTGAACCCCCCATCTTGTTCCTTTAAAATCCGTTACGGGAAAAGTGGACAAATTGTGCGTATGTCCAGTAATCATATTGACACCAGAATTTAATGTATTAGACCTAGTTGCCCCAAATCCACCTTTCCAACGGTGTTTAATGCAAGTATCTTCGTTTACAAAATAGCTCCAACATGATTTCCACATGGGGAAGTGGTCTTTAAGGGAAAACCCCAATACACCTTCATAAGTTGTAATGCCAGAATTAGACAGAAAAGTTTCAAAACGAGCATCATGATTACCGAGTGTCCAGATTAATTCGGTATTTTTAGAAGCAGCTTTTTCAATTCCTGTCATATATTCTTGACAGGCTTCAAGTTCATCTTTAACCGTAGGAGTTTTAGACCAATTAATGCGTGGATGCCTAGATGCTTGTGAACCATCGAACATATCGCCATTAGCTACGATCGCTTTAATATCATACTTAAAAGTTTTAATAATAAGGAGTAAGGCTCTGTAAGCAGTAGTAACTTCATTTGGTTGGAAGTGAGCATCGCTAAAGACCACAACTTTACCTTTTTCAATTTCGATTCCCCTGCGAGCATGACCTTCAGTTTGATGTATTAGCCTAAGAGCATTAGTTCTACCAGTAGCCATAGGGTTTTTAGTTGGAAGCGATATATCATATTTAGTTTCCATTGCCCTTCTTCTGTTATGGACTGACCTAACGCCCATCTTTAATTTTTTGGCTACTAATTCAGGAGAACTTAACTCTTTCCAACAACTTATAAATTGATCATCTGTTGCAATGTAATTGGGCATAGACACCTTATAAGAATGATAAGTAAGTGCATCTTAACTGAATTTCATTACAAATCAATCGGTTATTTCACTAATAGCCCTATTTATGCTAGTATTTATCCGTCAGGCTGGAAGTAACTGTCCTTACTTACCAATGCTAGTCAAAAGCTAGTACCAGCTTGACATCTCCTATATATGCAGATATAACAATCCCATGTTTAAAACTATTATTCTTATAATATAAAGCATGGAAGAAAAAATTGAGCTTCGAGGACGACCAGCACATGAACCTACGGATAAGACTAGAGCTATCGTTAAGGCATTGGCAGGCGTAGGAATTACTCAAGAACAAATAGCAATTAAGCTGGATATATCCGTTCCGACCTTACATAACTATTACAGGCGAGAGTTAGATTTAGGTAAAGTAGATGCTTTAGCTACAATAGCGCAGTCTTTATTTACTAAAGCAAGGAATGGCGATAATGCTTCTATGTTTTTTTATCTTAAAACCCAAGGCAGATGGCGAGAAAACCATGATGAAGTTAATATGAATGGTGAAAGAATCATTCGTATGCGTGGTGGTATTCCTGAAGATATAGATGAGTGACTTCATAGATATACCTAAGTTTCATATAGATCAAACAAGAATTTACAGAGAAAGAGCCAGATTTAATCGAGTTCGCTGTGGTAGGCGTTACGGTAAAACTATGATGGCTGAAATAATAGCTACTCAGGCTGCATTTGAAGGTAGACGAGTTGGTTGGTTTGTTCCTCAATATAAAATTCTTGCGGAAGCCTATAACGAGATTGCCGATATATTACATCCTATAAAAGAAAATGCTTCAAAAATTGACGGGATTTATCGAGTCGCTGGTGGTGGTAGGATTGACTTTTGGACTTTAGAGAATGAAAGAGCAGGTCGTTCTAGGAAGTACCATACCGTAATAATCGATGAGGCAGCGTTTACTAAGCCCAATATGCTGCACATTTGGAATACATCCATTAAACCTACATTATTGGATTACGGTGGCGATGCTTGGGTTTTAAGCACTCCAAATGGTATGAATGATGATAATTTTTTTTATCGCATAGGCGAAGATCCAGAACTTAACTTTGTAGACCATCATGCACCCACTCATGCTAACCCTTATTTACCTATTGAAGAATTAGAAAAACTACAGAGAGAAAATCATCCTTTAGTTTTTAAACAAGAATATTTAGCTGAGTTTGTAGATTGGGCTGGAGTCGCATTTTTTAGCATTGATAAGCTATTAGATCAGGGTAAACCCTTAGAATATCCTGAGAAGTGCGATGGAGTATTTGCGGT